TCTTCAACAGTCTATACAGGCGAGGAAACCAGAGCCTACTACGTGGAAGAGGCAACATTTGGCACGACACCGACAAACCCAGCTATGCTCTGCATCGGCGTCATACAAGAGATAGAGCCAGCAGTTGACCCGAGAAACATTGTGTTACGTGGAATAGGTTCCAGAAACGTCAAAGCCATACGGCGGGGACTGCGCCACATCGACCTCAAAGTTGTTTACACGCCGCAGAACTGGAACTTCTTCAACTACGCTAGGTCGCTGAAATCAACAAGCGTCGAGGTTTACTATGAAAAAACCAGTGGAATCGTCAGCCTAAACCACAAGGGTTGCAAGGTTGACAGAGCTAAAGTGGAGGTTTCCATCGAAGACCCTGTTAAAGTGACAATGGACCTAATTGGGCAAGATGTGGCGGTTGGAACAGCCAAAATTGGAGCCAGCTATGAGGCTGAGCCATCAACGAATCCTTTGACTGGAAGCGACTGTTCCATAAGCAAGGCTGGAGTGGAAATTACACGTTTCAGCGACTTCAGCTTTGAAATTGTCAATAGTCTCAAGCGGCAGCCAGTGATAAGGGCGACTACGCCGTATTTGGTCAAGAGTTTGCCTGAGCGCCACGAGGTTTTGCAAGGGTCGATTCGAGCTGACTTTGAGTCTAAAGCGGAGCTTGACGACATACTTGGTGATACAGAGTTTACTTTGCTCTTCAACATCGGCGGAACCAACTTTTCATTCACGGGTTGCAAGTGGAGGTCAAGCCGATTGCCAACTAAGATTGAGGACACTGTGGCGCAGACGCTGGAGTGGGAAGCTAAGGGTCTAACAATATCCTAACTGAAAGGAGCACAAATCAACAATGAGAACAGAAACCGTTGAAGTGGACAAACGATTCGGCGAAGAATACATTGGACGCTATGTTTTCAAACAAATCACTTGGATGAAAAGGAGCAGAATCATCACAAAATACACCAAGTATCATCCCGTGACTGGGCAAATTGTGAGCAGCGACTTGCCAGCCATCCAAGCTGAAACCATCTGGGCAAGCTTAAAGGAACAGCCAATCAGCAAACCTATCACTTTGGAGCGTTTGCTCGACGAAGAAACTGGTATTTCAATTGAACTCGGTGAACTCTTCAGCACGGTTGTTAATCGGCTTTGCAGTTTGTCTGCGGAGGAGGCAAAAAACTCGTGAGGGCGATGAGACGTGGCAGAGCGCATCCGAGCCTTACACGGTTTCGACTGTGCAAAGAATTCCACAAATTACCAAGCGAAATCGAAAAAGAATCCGCCAAAACCATCGAAGAGTTTGTCATCATATTAAACGAAATGGACCGCCAAACCGAAGAGGAAGTTGAAAAGGCGAAGCGAGGCGCACGACATGTCGGTTGAAATGGAAATACAGTTTGAAGGACGAGACGAATTTCAATTGAAAATGGAACGGGCAGATGCCTCCATGAAGGCGCGTGTCCAGCAAAGTCTCCAAGAATTAGCTGATTCCATAAAAGAAACAGCTCAACACATGGCGCCAGTTCGCACAGGCTATCTGCGCTCCACGATTTTTACAGAAGCAACCGAATGGACAGTGAAGGTTGGAGCCTCAGCGCCTTATGCCGCCTACATGGAGTATGGAACCCGATTCATACAAGGTCGCCGTTTTCTCTCTCAAGCTTTGGAGACACATCATCTTCAATTAGTTGACATTGTTGATCAGGCGGTCAACGAGAGCGTTTTGGAGGCTAGCCGATGAGCTTTCACGAAATCAGCGTTGTCATTCGCGCCGTGAACCGAGCCAGCAGCGAATTTGGACGCGTGAGCAGCGACGCTGAAACTATGGCTGAAAGGGTTAGAACCGCTGGAACAATCATTGCTGGTTTGGGCGCAGCCAGCCGAGCAGTGGCAGTCTTAGGGCATCAGTTCGGCTTTTTGACAACTGAGCAAGAACGTTGGTTGGCAAGCATGAGTTACGTGGTTACTGCATTAGGCATTTTCTTGCGGTCCAGTTGGGGCGTCGCTGTGGCGCAGAAAGTGTATGCAGTTGCCACTACCATAGCGGCTAATGTTACATGGGCTTTCAACGCTGCCCTAGCTATGAAAATTGCGTTGTTAACCCTAGGTGTGGGCTTAGTTGTGGCAGCCGCCGCTTACATGGCTTGGTTGGCGTCAACGACAAGAGATGCTGCTTCAGCGCAGGAAGAGTATAACACTGCCTTATCTAGGCAGGAACGGGTTGGAAGAAGCCGTGGAGAAGAGGTGGAGTATGAGCGTATCACGCGGCGTGGCGCCTACTATTGATGTGGTTGTGTGAATGGCGATGACTCATGATGTTCCACAAAGCCGCGGTGTTCATGCTTCTTCCGCTTAGGAGGTTTTTTGTCGTGAGCCTTGGTTATCCCCAATGCCGAATCGATGTCTTCCGCGGTGTCAAACATTTTGACGAAGTGTTCTCAAGCGGTTGGACTGTGAGTCAAGGAACATTAGCAACAGACGGAAAAATCGGAACCTTAACCATCGGCGCATCATATCCTTCAGCTTCTATGAAGAAAAGTTGGAGTTTCGCCACAATTACGCATCGTTACGCCATAATAAAATGCACTGAATTGACGGGTGCTTCTTGGAAGTTCGAGGCTAAGTTGGCTGGTGTTATCAAGTCTTCAAAGACTTTCTTGGATGCTGGAATCAAAACGGTTGATTTGCAGAACGACGGCGTGGAAACTCCGCCCTATTTGGGCGACATTGATGAGTTTGTCTTGACCTTGAATGGAGCGGCTGGCAACACGGTGAAGTTTGACTACGTGAAGATTTGTGAGAAAATGATGTTGACACCTTCTGATGACCTCGATGTGGTGGAGTTGAACGTTCACTTGGCGGTCACAGAAGAAGTAGGCTCAGTCAACTGCCTCCTACAAAACTACGACGCCAAATACACGGACCAAATCACGGTTGGAGACCTAATTGAAGTAGCCATGTCAAGAAGTGGCGAATCATGGGTGAAGGTCTTCAAGGGCAGATTAGACGCCGTAGCCAAACGGGCAGAGGCATCACTTCGGGGTTCACAGCATTATCTGCGCCTTCGGGGACGTGACTTGGGCGCCGAACTCTTCAACCGACTTATAACCAAGAAGTACGTGAACAAGGAGGGTTCAGAAATTGTTAAGGATGTGCTCGCCAACTACACGCCCTTAGCCAGCGTCGGTGTAGAAACCACAAACAGCACGTATGCAGAGGAAGAATACGAGAACAAGCCAGCATGGGAAATAGTCAAGTACGTGGCTGAAACAGCCAAAAATGCTAACAATGTAATCGGCTACGATTTCAACTGTGAGGAAGGCAACCTCAAATTTTTTCCCAAGGGCAAATACGCTAGTGCTGTCTCCTTAGATGGAATAATTACTCTGTGCGAGCATGAGTCAGCTATCGAACGGGTGCGCAACAAAATCTACGTGTATGGTGAAGCGTCTAAGTCCTATCCATTAAACAAGGATTCTTGGACCGAGAGCCTGACGCCCACTGACGGCGCATGGAGCAGCGGAACAGGCACAGGAAACGTTTCGCTTGATAGTGCAGAAAAAATAGTGGGCAACTACTGCATCAAGCACGCTACGACCACACCTGACTATTACGGTCGCGCTGTCTTCACATTGAACACTGGAAAGGAAATTAACGCTAACGTTATCCAAGCGTCAATTTTCAGATTAAGGAGGAGTCAGCCTTCAGCGGTGAGGTAACGCTTATTCTTGAGGACATAAATGGCAACTGGGCGGCGAAAGAATACCGTATAGGAAATAACAAGAAGTGGCAGTTTGAAAGCTTCATGTGTGGAGCAAAACACGCAGACGAATGGGCAGGCAGCAACATAGCCAACTTCAACTGGGAAAAAATCAAAAAATTCCTCTTTGACGCTCATTTTTCAGGTGCGGGAACAGGTGCCTTCTGGATTGACAACCTATATTTCAGCAATTGTCGATGGAGCGCTGTAGCTGAAGACTCGGTGAGTCAGTCTAAATATGGTGTGCGTGAGTTAGCCGTTGTCGACGAGACATTGGTTTCAGATGATGCCTGCGCCAAAGTAGCCGATGCGGAATTGAAATATAGGAAGGATCCTGCTGAATCGTTGCGAGTCACCGTGTTAGGCGACCCACGCATAGTTGCAGGTGAAACCATACGTGTAACAAGCCCAAACGAAGGCATAGACGCTGACTATCGCATTCAAGCAGTTGACCACTTCCTAGACGACGAAGGCGAGTTTGAAACATCACTTATACTCATCGCTGAACCGCCACGCATAGCTGAGATTCTGTCTGAAACCCGCAGAGAAGTCGGCGTGTTGATGAGGGGCACGGCTTACGGCAAACTTGGAAGATGAAGGCGCAGGGCAAATGCCAATTAAGAGG